CCTATCCCATAACGTCTCTAATACAACAGATAAAAGCAGCAGATATCGGTCAACAAAAAGAGATTAGAATAGACATAAAAAATGCAAAATTGTTGTCTTATGCACTGGCTGAGATTCTCAGCAAGGTCAATCAAGACTACGAATCGTTGTTGAAAAATCTACAAAAAAGCACTGGTGACACTGTTACTGTGCAATTAGACGGAGGCGGATTTTCTAATCAGCAGTAGATAAATATATACGTAGTTTATGGAGAACCTATGAGTAGACCTAAACCGCGTATATTACTAGAATACGTCAATAAAAAGAATTATAAGTGCGAGCAAATACTCGACGCTGAAGCCATTTGGGCTGTTTTTTACAAGGATAAACCTTTTAATTTAAAAAGTTTTAACAGTCTTGTAAACTACCCCGGACCTAAGTATAAGAAAGTAAGTTTTTCTAATCCAGGTCATGCTGTTAATCTTGCTAAAAAATTGAACAGCCAATTTCAATGTCAAGATTTTACTGTAGCGGTGCTGACCAGCGGCACTATACTTAAATGATTACTCAAGAACTTTATACCAAAATGTTCTTAAAAGAGTGGGGTAAAAGTGTTGACCCTGCAAATATTCGCTTGTACAAACACACATGGTGGTTCAATACTAGAACCAAAAAAGAAGGCGGTCTGCGTCTGACGGACAAGGGATTTGACTTCTTAACAGATATATTAAAACTAGCATCCTACGAAGTTCCATTTACAGATCAGATTGAGTTGAGTCCTCAAATTATAATATTTTTAGATAAATTTTTGGATTGTCCATATTTTTTAGATTATGCAAGTCTAACCGTTTTTTCGGAAAAAAAATCTTTTGAGCTTTACATGTTTTCCGACGATATCCGAAAATATGGCTTAATCAAAGCCATGAACAAACAGAAAAAATCCGAAGAGACTTAGCCAAAATAAGTTGACAGGCTCTGTGTTTTGTTATACAATAAACACTTAAACAGTTTTTTACAAGGAGCTAGTATGTCAGAAATATCCACCCGTACAGTAGGACCCAAGGCCGCTAAACGGGCCGTCCAAAAAGCATTTAAACATAATCGTCCCCTGTTCTTGTGGGGCCCTCCAGGTATTGGCAAGAGCGAGATTGTTCATCAAATTGGCAAAACAATCGATGCTCATGTGATTGACATTCGACTGAGTCTATGGGATCCCACAGACATCAAAGGTATTCCTTACTTTGATTCAACTATCAACAAAATGGTATGGGCTCCACCATCGGAACTGCCAGACGAACAAATGGCAAGTCAATATAAAAACGTGATTCTTTTCATGGACGAAATGAATTCGGCTGCTCCTGCTGTACAGGCTGCGGCTTATCAGTTGGTGCTGAATCGTAGAGTTGGCACTTATAAACTGCCCGATAATGTGCTCATTGTTGCGGCCGGTAATCGTGAAGCAGACAAGGGTGTTACCTATCGTATGCCTGCTCCGTTGGCTAACCGCTTTATTCACTTGGAGATGAAAGTAGATTTCGACGATTGGTTCGAATGGGCCACTGCCAATCGAATTCACAAGGATGTTGCAGGATTTTTACAATTCTCCAAAAAAGATCTGTATGACTTTGATCCAAAAAGTAACAGCAGGTCATTTGCCACACCACGTAGTTGGACATTTATATCTGATTTGTTGGCAGACGACGACGGTGACGAAAACACTTTGGCAGATTTGATTTCAGGCGGTGTTGGAGAAGGACTGGCAATCAAGTTTATGGCACACCGCAAGGTTTCGGGTAAACTGCCTAATCCTAGTGACATTCTCAAAGGCAAGGTTAAGAAAATGGACACTAAAGAAATCTCCGCTATGTATTCTTTGACTGTGTCATTGTGTTATGAACTCAAAGATGCGGCCGACAAAAATGCCAAAGATTGGAACAATCAAGTCAACTATTTCTTCGAATTTATGATGAATAATTTTGAAACTGAGTTGGTTGTTATGGGTACTAAACTTGCATTGACCCAATATCAATTGCCGTTGGATCCGGATGAGATTACCTGCTTTGATGCCTTCCATGCCAAATATGGCAAGTACATTAGCCAAGCAACCGAACGCCGCTGATCTAGTTCAAAATCAATTGACAGGACCTTAGGGTCCTGTTATAATATATACATTATACAAAGGAACAGTTATGTCTGAATTAGATCCCATTGTCGATAAAATTGTTGTGGCTCGGATTGGTCTACTGCTACGGCATCCATTCTTTGGTAACATGGCTACTCGTTTGCGAATTGTAGATGGCAGCGCATGGTGTAACACTGCCGCAACTGACGGCAGATCATTATTTTACAGTCGACAATTTTTTCAAGATCTTACCCCAAAACAAGTAGAATTTGTCATTGCACATGAAATTTTGCACAATGTTTTTGATCACATGATGCGTGTAGAAGGTCGTGACCGAAGCATTTGGAATGCCGCAGCCGACTACTGTGTCAATGGACAATTGGTACGTGATAAAATTGGTGAAGTTCCCCCTAAAATTAAAATTTTCCATGATCCCAAACATTACGGTAAAAGTTGCGAGCAGGTATACGACGAAATTTACAATGAAGAAGATGAAAAAAGTCTCGCTATGCTGGGTCAACTGTTGGACGAGCATATCGATTGGGAAAAGGACAGTGACGGCACTGATCGTCCCCAACATAGCAAAGAAGAATTGCGAAAAATTCGAGATGAGGTCAAAGATGCAGTGATGCAGGCAGCGAGTGCGGCAGGTGCTGGTAATATTCCGTCATCTGTGGCTCGAATGATCAAAGACATGACTGAGTCTAAAATGAATTGGCGGCAAATTATTCGGCAGCAAATTCAAAGCACTATCCGTAATGACTATACATTTGCTCGACCCAGTCGTAAGGGATGGCACATTGGTGCAATACTGCCAGGCATGAATTATCTCGAAACAATTGACATTGCAGTCAGTCTTGACATGAGTGGATCTATTTCAAACGAGATGGCACAAGACTTTCTCGGCGAGATTAAAAACATCATGGAGGAATTTAAAGATTACAAAATTAAATTGTGGACGTTCGATACTCGTGTATACAATGAACAAGACTTTGATGCCCACGGTGGTAGTGATCTTTTAGATTATGATATTCAAGGTGGTGGTGGAACAGAATTCGACGTCAACTGGGACTATATGAAAGAACATGATATTAATCCTAAAAAGTTTATCATGTTTACTGACGGATATCCGTATGGTTCATGGGGTGATGAAAACTACTGTGATACTGTATTTGTCATCCACGGTAACGATTCAATTGTTCCTCCATTTGGCACTGTAGCATACTATGACGCAGTTACTGAAGATTGATGCGGATGCGTTCTCAGCGGGTCAAATTGAAAGTAAGATTTGGGCCGCTGAACAACTAGAATCGATTGTTAACGATCTCAATATCGGCCCGCTGAGAATGTATGTACTCGGAGGCTGGTATTCTCTTTTGCATTTTATTCTGTCAGTACGAAAAAACATTGCTATTGAGTATTGCAGGAGTATAGATTTAGATCCTATCGTGTCTTATAATGCTAATAAAATTAATAATTCGTGGGAACTTCAAAATTGGAAATTTCGTGCCTATCCATTTGATGCTAATGATGTAAACTATGCACAAGAAAAAATCAATTGTGTAATTAACACTAGCACAGAGCATTTTGATAATAACAATTGGTTTGAAAATATCAGCAAAGGCGCCTTGGTATTACTGCAAGGTAATGATCTTGTAATCAACGATCATGTATCAAGACCCGAATCTTTAGAACATTTCATCAATAAATATCCAGTAAAAAATTTAAAATTTTCCGGAACGATGAATTTTCAATTTAAAAATATGTCTTATAATAGACACATGATTATTGGCATTAAATGAATAAACTCAAAGTAAATCCGTTAAATATTTTTGATATTAGGCGTGTGCAATTCCCAGCACATCATTTTTTTTACACCGACGAAGTTTCAACTACTAATTTAAAAAAAATAGATGACTGGATTTATCGTCATCTTAAAGGAAGATATTTTACAGGCGACGGACTTGCGCTACATAACAATACCATTGAATATATTCATAAAATTGGATTCGAAGTTGAAAAAGAATTAAGTTTTTTCAAACTTGCCTGCCCGCATTTAGTACATAGATAATTAAAGTAAAGGAGATGTCTCATGACTGAAAACACAACACAAGAACCAACACAACAACCAATTCCACCAGAAGGTACTGCGCCACCGGTTGACAACGATTTAAATATCAGCGATCTCAATGCTATGAAAATGATCATTGATGTTGCCAGTACACGCGGTGCCTTTAAACCTAGCGAAATGGTTTTGGTAGGACAAACATACAATAAACTAGTGAATTTTTTAAATTCCGCACAGAAAGGACCAGCAAATGGTTGAACTTAAACATGTAGGCAGAGTCAAAGCCACAGGCAAAAAATGTCTTGTGGCATATCGAACACTGCCAGGCGATGCATATCACGCCGTTATTATTCCTACTGAAAATTTACCAGACAGTTATCACGATGCACTGATTCAACTGGTAGAATCTAGTTCAGCACAGGATAGTTATGAATTGGCTGATGTATTGAGTAGAACTAATTTTCCTGATGGGTCAACTATGTTGGCAGCACTACATACGCAAGGCCGCATGATTCGTGTTCCTACTAGTGATATCTCAATGACGCCTACACTGAGTGAAAGCATTAATCTTGACGAACTCAACGCATTGATTGCTGAACAGCGTGGTATTGCCATAGATGATCTTCATATTAAATCTGAAAACTCACAAACTGAGATCAAAGAAATAGTAGAAGTAAAAGACATTACTCCTCCCAAAGATGAAGAGCACATGACTTCTGTTGATCGTGCAGCCAAATATAGAAGCGAGGCTGATAGATTATACAAAGAAGCAGCCAAACTTAGAAAACTGGCTTTGGAATTAGATCCAAAAGAAAAGTGATTTTAAAAAAAACTTTGCCTAAAGAAGTGATAGATCATTGGCCTGAAGTTTTCGGTGAAATTAATTTAAAAGTTATTCCAATAAGGTATTTGGATTCAATACTCATTAGTTTTAAAGACGGCAGATCTTGGAGTATCTCTGTGAGATCAAAACTTAGAGGTAATGATACTTCAAAAGTAGAAGCAGAACTGCAAGAATTTTTTACTGCATACGATGATGCTATTAGTAATATTGATTTCAAACTAGATACAGAAAAAGTAAAACGTGATATATTAAAGATCACAGGTAAATTTTTAAAGAAAAGAAAATTGTGAAAGTACAACTGGTAAGTCATAGTCAGCCAACTGCTGAATTTCAAGAACTAAAAATTAATGATGCACAAGATCTCGTAGCGTACTGTGCTAGAGTAAGTAATCCTGCTAATCAATTTAACACAGAAACCAGTGAAAAATTAATTGGCTACTTGATCAAACATCAGCACTGGTCGCCCCTCGAGATGGTCAGTATGTGTTTAGAAATTGAAACTACCCGTGATATTGCACGACAAATTTTACGTCATAGAAGTTTTTCGTTTCAAGAATTCAGTCAACGGTATGCTGATCCCACAGCAGAAATGACCGAGGCATTTGTTATTCGCGAGGCACGATTTCAAGATACAAAGAATCGACAAAACAGTGTGGAGTTTGATATAAACGACGAAAGCCAACGTCTGCTGGCTATTGAATGGGAACGTGCTCAAAAACGAGTGTTGTATACAGTTGAGAAAGAATACAAGTGGGCCATTGCCAACGGCATTGCTAAAGAACAGGCTCGTGCGCTATTGCCGGAAGGACTCACTATGAGTCGCATGTACATGAATGGAACTTTACGTTCATGGATTCATTATATTGAACTGCGTAGTTCTAATGGTACACAGAAAGAGCATATGGAAATTGCTCGAGAGTGTGCAGTGGTAATCAGCAAGATATTTCCACTGGCTAAAAAATTGCTCAGTGGGCAATAAATAATTTAGGGTATGCTTCTTTGAATTGACTATACAGCCATGTATAGTCATTTATTTTGGCTATTTTTAGTTTGTTTAAACTATTTGATAGCGCATACTTATTCCCAGATTTAGCACCCAATACTGCATATCCGCCATTAGGTTTAGAAAGACCTTTGGTCATCCACGATTGTAATCGCTGTTGACTGTCAGCATCATTTTGTAATGTCAATTTAACTGCTTCTCTAAATCCAGTGCGCCAGGCCACATAAGGAGTTTTGCCAATACAATGTGTGCTGGCTAGTTCTGGTAGAATTTTTATTTGATCACTAAGACCTGTTGTGATGTCAATCTTGTTAGTATGTTCTATATCAAATAGAAATTTTGGTAATAGTTTAATTCCGCCATTGCCGTAAATTGCATCGTTGATATCGTTTTTGCTGTGCCATATATGCACAACATCAAATTCTACCGGGTCAACTTTAAAATTAAAATTAAATTCATCTGACACTAATGTATCAGCATCTACAACCCAAAAATGTTTAGTAGTTGATTTAATTGCGGCAACTTTATGTGCTGCATATATGCCCTTTACCCCATCTATTCGTTGAGCAAAAGGAAATCGATTTTTTACTAGTTGAAAATGTTCATCGGCAAAAGATTCGCCACAACTTATAAA